ATGCAGGCAATGGCACTGGACTGTGCTGTTGATGCTCTTATGTGCGAAAACCTGAATGTAGAGTATAATGTGATTGCGATTGATGACATCAAGGATTTGATTGCACGATTGTATGAACAGGGTAATGAATTCCTGAAACGGGTACAAAAGAATGACTGAAGACATCCAACAACCAAATGGAGATTTTCTAAAGAACTATCCTGATGTTACCCGTGTTGAAGTCATTACTGGTGAAGGAAGAGAATTTGTGAGATACGAATGCTCTAATGTCCAAGTATCACTTCAGGATGACAGACAAACACTTAAAGTATTTCTTTTTACGACTTATGACTGAAGAACAACAAGAACTGTATGACATTGTATCTGACTGGTGGGACAGTGTATTTGTTGCCCCATCATTCAGGGGTCGTGATGCTTGCCTGATTGATCTCGTGGATGCTATCCTGGAGTGGAGAAATCGTGATGAGTATGTAGAAGATCCTTGGAATCTACGTCCACGTCAACCTATGCAACCTGTAAAGAAACAAAATGACTGATCATCCTTATCGCCCTGTTGTGATTGGTTTCATTATGGGCATGGCGTTTCTTATAGCGTTTTATGCCTTCACATCCGATGAACCACCAGAAACGCCAAAGTCCATGAAATCTTCCGCAGAAGTGGTTGACACCTACAAAGAATGTGATATAATTAGATGGAGTGAGCACAACATGTCCACTTACAAGTATTTCCTTTATTGTGAGAACAACAAATGACCAGTCTTCCTAAGTTCAAAACCGCTATTGACCAAGAAACTTACGTTAATATCTTTGAGGATAAACTTCAAGCATATTGGGCACTGATGACCCGTGTGAAGAACAGATTTTATGGTAATGATAGTCTCACTAAAGAATACAAGTGGGAAGAACTTGATAGTAAAGTTCTTGAAATCATCCGTGACATCACCACTGATCTTATGTACAAGACGGAAGTTGACTTCAAAGAAGTATTGCCAGAGTATAAGACTGCGGATGATGAACTGTTCATTCCGTATCGTTCCTTCAAGGAGAATGTGTTGGAAGCATTGAATGAAGCACTCACACCTTATGAGTTGCAATATAAGAATGAGTGTCCTCCATGTGATGAATTGGCATGTGCTGATCACCTTGGAGACTGATGACAATCAAAGTAACTGAGAATAGTAATGGCACGTTCACAATCGACTGGGACGAAAACGACCCGCAAGAAAGCATCTTCAACAACTGGACGGAGCAAGACTTCATCAATGCCATTGAAGACTACCTCAAGGCTCTCCAAAAATCTGGAGAAGTTGACCTAAGTACATCGAACGCTACAACCCAAAGTACAAACTTTATTGTTACTCTGGAAGAAGATCCAAACCCCCCGCATGATCTTCTTATGCCTATTCCTGATGAACTCTTTGACATTCTAGGTTGGGAAGTGGGTGACACTTTAGACTGGAATGTTGAAGATGATAAAATTATCCTCAAAAAAGTAGATCAATGACTTACGAAGCAAAAGTTGAATTCAAGTTTGATGCTACCTGGACTCCCAGTTCATCGTTTTATGGGAAATCAATTCCTGAAGATGATTTCCTCCCTGAGGAGCATTATTGCATCACTGCACCAGCAGCAGACCTTAATTGCAAGCAGTATTTTAAACTGTTTGAGAAGTTCCTGCTGTGTGTAGGTATGCATCCTGATAGTATTCGATCTGGTGCTATGTCGTTGGTGTTCAATGACTGGGTGCGAGAGGATGAACAGCGTAAGGTCTGTAAAGAGTATGAATTGACGATGGATGAAGATCTGGAACAGAAATATCTGGATTTCAAAAAACGTGATGAAGACTGGGCAAAGTTGGAAAAGAATGAACCCAAGATCAAAGGTGATTGGGATACTATGACTGATGAAGAACGTGAGCATCAATGGGAAATTAGCTATTGGCGAATCTATCGTCGATTCCAAAACTTTGCGAAATATACGGATGAACAACTGAAAGAGATTGTAGATTTGTATGAATCAAAGTCTCAGTACACTGATGAAGAACTGGATGCCATGTGTGACAAAGCAGCATCTGATGAAGAGAAGAGGAAGTGTCAAGAGTACAATCTACGAGAGGCAGAGTATTATAATCAACGTGCAAAACTTGATCTGCAACAACAAACTGATCTTATAGGGTTAGACTAATGACGATATACATTGCCATGATGTTAGGTGCCCTAGTATTCAATTATGCTCTTATGAGGGATACTGACAATGATGATATGTAGACATGATGTAGTAACATACATTGGTTGTACACAAGAACAAATCAACTGGGGTAACAATGATGATCCTAGAGACATCCTAACCATTGGCAATGAGTATATTGTTATGCATGTGGATGTACATAAGTCTCATACAAAGATTAGTTTGTATGGTGTAGAGGGACAGTTTAATTCTGTTTGTTTTGAGAAGTGTTAAATAGGAATCAAGTACGAAAGAATTATGAAGAAAATTGTTATCGTTGGTGCTGGCAATGCTGGATGTTTTACGGCATTGCATTATGCTTGGCACACTCGTAATAATCCTGATATTCATATTGAATTGCGATATGATCCTACCATAGCACCAGAACCAGTAGGTCAGGCAACATTATTAGATCCACCAAAGATCTTATGGGCTGCATTAGGATTTAATTGGCACAATAATCCTATTCATGCTACCATGAAGAGTGGGATCTTATATGAACAATGGGGAAATGCAAATGATAAGATTTATCATTCATTCCCTGCTGATACTATGGCAATGCACTATTCACCCGCAGAGATGCAGGATTTTATTCTAAAATCCCGATATTTTGATGTGGTTGAATGTAATGTAGATGATCTTAGTCAAATTGATGCGGATTATATTTTCGATTGTCGCGGAAAACCGTCTGACATGAGTGATTATGATATATTAGTCAATCCAACCAATGCTGTGCATTTAGGAAAACCCAGGTGGGATACTTCAGTAGAGAAGTGGAGTCGTCATGTAGCAACACAAGATGGCTGGACATTTGTTATCCCAACAGCACATACTTCACCATCTCATGAAGTGTGTGTTGGTTATTTGTACAATGACGAGATTACTACAGATACAAGATCCAAGTTTAATTTCTTGAAGACCTTTGATGTAGAATATACAAAGACTGTAAAGTTCCAAAACTATGTTGCCAAGAATCCAGTCATTGATGATCGTATTATCTTAAATGGTAATCGTTTGTTCTTTCTAGAACCATTAGAATCATCGTCTGTGCAGACTTATTATGAATGGATTCGTCGTACTTATGAAGTGATTGTTAATGGTAATGGTACACTAAAAGAAGTGTCTGATAGTATATTGCGTTATATTGAACAAACGCAAAACTTTGTCTTATGGCATTATAAGTCAGGATCATTACATGAAACACCATTTTGGGAGTATGCATCATCATTAAAGTTCCATGATCAACAGTTCTCTGAAATGTTATTAAAGGTCATTGAACATTCAGAGTCTGATGTATTACCTGTAGAGTATGGTGGTTTAGCACCTAGCGAACCATCTGATTATTATGGTCAATGGACATATTGGAATATGAAGATATGGCATAATGGTGTATCATTCCCAAGGAATATACAAGAAGAGTTCTTATATGGTAGAAGTGAGTACAATCGTCTTCTTATGGGTAGTTAATTAAAGGAGAAACAACAATGAAATGGGTATTAAAGTCTGTGTCTGGTTTAAGGTATCCTCAAGCACCTGATACTTTTCTTGGAGAGAACGGTGCGTGGGTAACAAGTGTACAAGAAGGAAAGAGACATACTGATGAAGAAAGAGAACAATTGATGTCTTCTAAGTATGCCCTATTCAGGCAGTTTGAGAATGATATGTGGGTTCCTGTAGAGGATGAATTGTGAGTTTTCCACAGGGTTGCGGAAAACTTGTGGAAAAAGTGTTAGATTAATAAATGTTTAAAAAAACATATGTTAGCGTTTTATAACAGTCTTATTAATCTTATAATAGTCTTATAAATGTGCGATCTTATTGTTGTCTTGGGCTGCGCCCTATCATAAGACCGCCGTTTTGTCAAGACCCCGCCAGCCACTATAAGAACTGGCACAACCCCACTTGACAGTCTCATAAGACTCAATCTAGTTCAGAGATGCCTCCGAGTCTAGTTTAGGTCTTATAAGAATCTAGTTGAGACTGGGACAGTTTCGGAACTGGCACCTTGGAGAGTCTTATAAGTCTTATAGTTTTCCACAGGGCTGTGGAAAAACCTGTGGAAACTGTGGAAAAACCTGTGGAAATTGTGGAAAACTTATAGAATTCCACTTATATTATAAGACAGCCAATATTCAAAAGGCACCTTCGGTAGACAGTTTAGAAACTGGCACAAGACGCTTGACGGGTATCAGATCTAGTTGGTAGTCTTATGGGGTCTTCAAAAACTAGTTCAATGAACAACCTGAAATCCTGGACTGATGACTACAGTTCCTTGGTTGAAAAGTATGCTGAACATGTCATGGATTCCATGGACATGAAGACTATGGAACAGTTTGTATTTGATACGCTTGTAGATAATCTTAATTCTTATACTGAAGAAGAATTAATTACTGAGATTACAGAATGTTACGGTTTAGAATGGTTTGCCGATAATGACATAGATTTGAAGGAAATGCCTGATTCTGTCACAAACTGAAACATAAGAATCGGCAATCTGTCACATAAGAATCGCCAATGGGTCAGGGGGTTGACGGCTTGCCTGATCCGTTGGTATCTTATGGGAGTCGCTGAGGCAATCCAATGCTCACCGCTTTCACCCCTATCAGCAGCAACGCTAAAACGGGCGCAATCCCCACCAGCACGTCTGACCGTTCTACCTGCTGGACTGGCTGCCCGTTCTACGATAAGGGCTGCTACGCTAAATCTGGCCCCCAGAACATACACTGGAAAGCTGTATCTGCAGGCGAAAGGGGTCACGAATGGGATGCATTCTTGAAGCTGATTCGTAAGCTTCAACGGGGACAATTGTGGCGTCACAATGTAAGCGGTGACCTGCCAGTTGTCTCTGACGGTGTTATTGATGGTAACAAAGTTGTCGAGTTGGCTGAGGCTAACAAAGGTCGCAAAGGTTATACTTACACTCATCACCCGTTGACTGAAACTAACCTCGGTGTGATTAAGTATGCCAACGCTGCAGGATTCACGGTCAACGTTAGCACTGAATCGGTAGAAGTTGCCGATAAAGTAATGACCGAACATAAGATCCCTGCAGTTGCTGTTGTTAACTCTAGCAAGACTGATAGATTCTACAAAACAGAATCGGGTCGCAAGGTTATCACCTGCCCTGCAACAATCCACGACAATGTAACATGCAAGACCTGCGGTTTGTGTCAGATAGCAGATCGTGAGTTTGTTATAGCGTTCCCTGCACATGGTAACGCTAAGAAAACAGTTAATGAGATTGTTTCGTAATGTTACAGGGGGGTTCACAGCCCCCCATCCCATACCCTATACTATGGAAGTCAACGGGACAGCCCCATGATCAACCGCACTCCCCGCCAGAACCTTGAAGCTGCCATCCTGAGGCAGCTGGCAAGCCACCCCACCCGCAGCCGTCGCCTGATCGATCTCCATGCCGATCTGGGCTTCGATGATACAATCCCCCGCACAAGTTTCCACGGTGTTCTTAAAGCTATGGAAACAAAGGGTATTGTTACCAGGGTAAGAATCAAACGTAATGTGTTCTGGGTTCTTATGCCTTCGGCTGTTCGGAAACGTGATAAGATCAGGAAGTTCTTTAGAGAGCTTATCTGATACAAATGGGGGGAGAAATCCCCCCTAAAAATCTAGTTCAGAATCTAGTTCAGAATCTAGTTGAAATAGAGAGAAGAATTAAGAGAGAAAGTATAAGAAATTAGATGGTATTATAAGTAAGCAGGTTAGGTGACGACCTTTTTCGTCTACAAGGCTACCCCGCCTCTCCTTCGGTTGTGCCCCTATCCTAGGGCATGATGGGCACAGCTGTGGAACCTGTAACAATTTGTAATCTTATCAGTCTCGGATTATCCCATAGAACCGTCTTATGTCAAGTGCATTGTAACCTATCGTAACATAAGACTTTTTAGGTTTCCTTAAGGTTCTGGGGGTTGCGCCGCTGGCGGATCGCTGGCAGGATTGCTGCAGCAACCGATCCAACCGATCCATGGCTGAAATGATCTGGGCTTTTGTAATGGCTCGCATGGGGCTGTCTTTTGATTGTCTTAAGAGTCTACAGGATGACATGCCCGATTCTCGTGAGACTGCCAGGAAGGCTGTGCCAGTTTCTGAATTGTCACAAGAGGATCTGATCTTTTGGCGTGTGTGACGGATTGTAACGATTCTCCCCCGATCGCCTCGATTCCCCCTCCAGACCCTTTAGGATACGCTCAAGCGGATCCGAAACCGCTTCCACTTCACCCCCACGCCACCATGGCTGACATTGAGACCCTGGCTCTTCAGATCATCGCTGAGGATCGCCGCCTTAAGATCGAAACCAAGCGCCTTGAGGCATTGAAGAATGACCTTTTAGGTATGATGGAATCCGAGAATGTAGGAGAGGTTAATGTTAAGGAAGGGCGCATCATCCGTTGTGCCCGAACCACAAAAGATTTCGGTGAGGTTATAAAGAATCTAGAGGCTAATCTTAAAGCTGAAAAAGCACGGGCAGAGTATCTGGGGCAATACATTATCAAAAGTGTGACAAACTACCTGAGGGTAGGTTGATACAATCGGGGGAGAATCCCTCCCCCTTTCCTTACACTTTGCCCCTGAACAATGGTCACCATTACATACCAAACTCCATACAATAATTGTGAATGGAGAACCCAAACGTTTCCTACACTTGAGGAGGCGCAATCGATGGTTCAATTCTACATTTCCTGCGGTTCACCTGCTTACATTCTGGAGACAATCAATGGCAATGGCTGATCCTAACGTGTCCTATCTTTCCCCTGAGGAGTGTATTGTTCACTATTGCGCCATTAATGATAAGAACGGCAACCCCCGTAGGGTATACGTTCACTGGCGCAATCATGCCCCCATAAGATCTTATGATGAGGGCTACAAAGGGCACAACGCTATTCCTAAAGAGCTACAATCCCTGCCACGTTACAGTAGAACAGTGAGTGTTGGATTGTATCAAGATTTCCTGAGGATGTACCGATGAAAAGTATAGAGGACATCCTCAAGATTGCATTAATTTCCTTCCTAATTCCATGGGTCTTTGTTATCTCTCACACCGTAGAAAGACATGATAAAATTATAGAACAACATCACAGTCTTATGTGTATGAAATACCCTGGACATTGCAAATCTTAATTATACTTAAGGGCTGCAGATAGCAGCCCTTTTTTTGTATGTGACAGTCAACAAAGTGGCACATACCCCCTTGACAGCAGTCCCCGCCCGTGTTATCGTGCCCCCCCGTGCCCCCCTGATATAAAAACGCCTAACTTCCCTAAGCTATAAGACCTTGAAATCGACCTCTAAATATCTCTAAGAACAAAAAATTTTTACCCCCAAAAAATTCCCCAGGGTATGAAAACATTCCAGAGTTTTATAGAATCAGGCGGTTCCCCATATCAACCTTATAAGCCACCAGCACAACCAAAGCCTTCGACGCCACCAGAGGGATGGGACGAGTTTAAGAAAAAGTATCTACCCAGCAAAAATGTCAAGCCTGCATGATTTTATAGAAATAAGATATCAAGAGATCTCTTATATTCTTCTGACAACCACCGAGCTAGTAAAAATGCTTTTAGGCAAAAAAAATCCCCCAGAAAAAAAATTTCCGAGGGTATTCAGATTCTTATAAGATTTTATCAGTTTCTTTTAGCTTCGACAATCTCTTTGATTTTTGCCTCAGCCATGACTGCCATAATTTGATCGGCATTCTCGACGGAATCGGCATAACCTTCTGAAATAAGAAACTCAAGAACGATGTCGTAAGCTTCTACTAATTCACCTTCTTCTTCATAAGAATTAGCAAGTCTTACCATGCTACCAGGAAGTAGGGGGCCTTTTGATCTTGCGGCGGCATTAGGTACACCAGCATCAGCAGCCTTATTGATCTTCTGCTGCTTTCTAGCGGCATTAGGATCACCACCGCCAACTTCAAAGCTTACCTGCTCGTCTACTTCTTCAAATTCGTCTCCAGGTTCTTGTCTGAGCATCTTATGGTATGTCTCCATAAGATTTCTAAGTGTTGGATCGTCCATTGGTATCTTATAGGTTCTTATAGGAACTATTTAGTAAAACCCGCCCTTATGCTCGGTATTGACAAGAATAAATAACGGTGTTAGAATCTTTTAGTAAACCTTTTGAATTGGTATGGCATCAGGATTTAAAGTGGTGGCGAACGAGCCCGAAAAACCAAAAGAGGAGTTTGATGTAGAAGCTGCAAAGGAGATGATCAAAGGTAAAGCGATCGTCTTTTGTATGCCTGGACGCGGTTGCTCCTACACCTTCCTCAAAAACTTCGTTCAAATGTGTTTTGATCTAGTGCAAATGGGTGCTAGCATTCAAATCTCACAAGACTACAGTTCCATGGTGAACTTTGCCCGTTGTAAGTGTCTCGGTGCAAACGTTCTCCGCGGGCCTAATCAGGTTCCCTGGGACGGCAAACTCAATTACGATTATCAACTCTGGATCGATAACGATATCGTCTTTAACACCGAAGCTCTGCTTCGCCTTGTCCACATGGATAAGGACATTGCTGCTGGTTGGTATGCAACCGAAGATGGTCACACGACCTCTGTTGCTCACTGGCTCTCTGAAGAGGAATTCAAGAAGAATCGTGGTGTCATGAACCATGAGACTGTTGAATCCATGCAGAAGCGTAAGAAGCCTTTCACCGTTGACTACACTGGTTTCGGTTGGGTTCTGATCAAGAAAGGTGTGTTTGAATCCCTCACCTATCCTTGGTTTGCTCCTCAGATGCAAGTCTTTGAATCTGGTGAAGTACAAGATATGTGTGGTGAAGACGTTTCATTCTGTCTCGATGCCATCAAGGCAGGTTTTGAGATCTGGTGTAACCCTCTAATCCGTGTTGGACATGAGAAAACCCGAGTCATCTGATCGATTTGCGATCTTTATTAAAGACAATTTACATGCCGATGACCTCTCTTACGAGGAAATGGGTAACATGTTAATGGATCTGGCACAAGATTACTATCTTGAAGGTGAACCAGATCCCAAAGATATTGAAGTGAAACTTAAATTAGGAGATACTTATGGCAAAGCGCCCTTCACTGACCAACGCTAAGAAGATTGAATCCAAGCCTAAGTGTACTAGGCAGGGTAGTAGCAAGAATACTAAATATGCAGCATCTAGCCGTAATAAGGCTAGGAAGGCATACCGAGGACAAGGTAAGTAATGGAACAAGAGATTCGGCAATGGATCGATAGAATTTCTACTAAAAGACCAGAATTAAGTGGATTTGCTATTTGCCCTTTTGCCGAATCGGCTTCATACGAAATAATTGAACATTCTATTTGCGGCATTGCACCTATTGAAGGTGTGGATGTCGCAATTTTTATTGTCGAACCATACTTAACCTCAGAAATTCTTAGAGAATGGCGTATAAAATACAACAATATCTACAAAAATCATGAATTTCTAGAAGATGGGATGGATGAACCTACCTTTGTGCAAGGAATTCAGTCAAATTTTGGCAAAGCAAACCTAATGTTAGTCCAAAATAAGGCACATTTAGAAAAAAATCGGGAAATTTTAAGAAAAACCTCGTATTATTCTCATTGGGACTTTGAAATTATGTCTCAGATTCAGAATCCAAACTAAATATTTGAAGTGAAGGGATAGAAACCCCTCTAAAAGTTCTGATTTTATACTAAATCAGGAGAATTTTATGCAATCCGACCGAGACAAAGAGTATATGATGAAAATGTGGGGCACTGATCGCCTAATTACTGACTACGGTTCACTAGAAAGTATTGATATTTACGAAGAAAAGCGTGAATTCATACAAGAAGTGATGGATTATGAAGAAAATGAGAAGAAAATCAATAACCCTCCCAATGACAGATTCTCAAGACCATGTGGAGGTAAGGGTGGATTTGATGATTATGTAGAGAGGTGGCACTAACTGCCTAAATAATCCTAAAGTCTGTCTATATCAATGCCAACAAAAATATCAAGGGCTTTTAGGGACATCAGTTTATCATTTAAAAAACACCCGATCACGAATGATCTTGTGGTTCTCAGGAATGAGAATGCAATCAAAAGTTCCGTGATGAACTTGGTACGAACAATTGTTGGTGAGAGATTTTTCAATACTCGTATTGGAACTCAAATCGAAGGCTCTTATTTTGAACTACAATCACCAGAACTTCAAGTTCAGCTTGAAAATGAGATTACATCAACTCTGAATAACTTTGAACCTAGAATACGTTTAAGGCAAGTTAGAGTTGCATTTCCAGTTGATACCAATGAACTTGAAGTTGGTGTAGTTTATGATATTGTTGGACTTTCGATTCCTACACAAGATATTACGTTTATCCTACAACCAACAAGGGTATAATGGCATTTACTCAATTTACAAACCTAGATTTTGATCAGATAAAGAGATCTATCAAAGATTATATCAGATCTAACAGTGAATTCACTGATTATGACTTTGAGGGATCTAACTTGTCGATCCTAATCGATACCCTTGCTTATAATACCTATATTACTGCATATAATACCAACGCTGTTGTTAATGAAGTCTTTCTTGATAGTGCTGTTCTAAGACAAAATGTTGTCTCTCTAGCAAGAAATATCGGTTATGTCCCTAAGTCTAAAAAGGCTGCAAGGGCTGTTGTTTCAATGTTGGCTAATGTACCCACAAGTGGTATCTCAAGCACCACACCGACGCTTACACTGAAGGCTGGCGTGGTTGCTACAGGTGCTGCCAATGACTTAAATTACTCTTTCTGCATCCCAGAAGACATCACAGTATCAGTTTCTGATAATATCGCTGCATTTAGAGATATTAGTGTTTATGAAGGTGCTTTTATAAGATCGACATTTACTGTTGATAATTCACAACCAGATCAAAAATTCATTTTAGATAATCCTGGTATTGATCTATCTACACTAGTTGTAAAAGTAAAGCCAACTGAAGGTGATCAAATTAGTGAAGAATATACTAAGATTGATAATATCGTAGGTTTATCCACTTCTTCAAAGAATTTCCTTGTGCAGGAAGTTTCTGGTGAAAAGTATGAATTAATCTTTGGCGATGGCATCATCGGCAAAAAACTTGATAATAACAATTTCATCGAAGCCACTTATGTTGTTACCAATGGAAAAGAAGCTAATGGCGTTACTAACCTTTCATTTAATGGAGTTCTTCTTGATAGTACTAACACTTTCATACCTCAAACATCACTGACCATAAACACCACAGAATCGGCTGCAGATGGTGCTGACATAGAATCAGTAGCATCCATCAGAAACTACGCTCCTAGGATCTATTCTTCGCAGTATAGAGCTGTTTCAGCCAATGATTATGAGGCTATCATCCCTACAATTTACCCTAATGCAGCATCTGTCTCTGCATATGGCGGTGAAGAGCTAGATCCACCTCAGTTTGGTAAAGTTTTTATTGTTATCAAACCTAAGAGTGGTTCTACAATCTCACTATTCTCCAAAAAAGAAATCTTAAGAGATCTTAAAAAGTATAGCATTGCTGGTATCGTTCCAGAAATCATTGACCTTAAATATCTCTATGTTGAATTGGATTCTTCGGTATATTATAATCCAAATATGGTCAGTGACGTTAATAATTTGAAAAGTCAAGTTGTTGCTTCATTGACTGATTATTCAACTTCAAAAGAGACTAATCAGTTTGGTGGTAGAGTAAAGTATAGTAAAGTTGTTAGCCTCATTGATAGTACTGATAATTCTATTACATCCAACATTACTAAGATAAAAATCAGAAGAAATCTGAATGCTGCAATTAATTCCAATGCACAGTATGAATTGTGTTTTGGAAATCAATTCCATGTTCGTAGCAGTGGGTATTCTATAAAATCTACTGGCTTTAAGATTAGAAATAATCCAAATACATTATATCTTGCCGATTATCCAATGTCTTCGACTATGGGAAGAATTTTCTTCTTCTACTTAGATTCAGTTGGTAATCCAGTTGTTATTAATAACAGTGCTGGAACAGTGGATTACACTAAAGGTGAGATCCTATTGAATAGCGTTAATATCATTTCTACAGTTAAACCTAATAATGTTGTTGAAATTCAGGCTATACCTGAATCTAACGATATTATCGGTCTAAAAGACTTATACATAAGTCTAGATATTGCATCCAGCAATTTTACAATGATCAAAGATATTATGTCTTCAGGTGATAACGTTGCTGGAACAAGATTTACATCAACCTCAAGTTTTGTTAACGGAACTTATACGAGATAACGAAGAATGATTGATAAGCAGATCCAAAGAGTACAAATTAACCAAGTTATTGGTACTCAGATTCCAAAATTTATTGCCGAAGAAAACCCACTATTTACTGAGTTTCTAAAGCAGTATTATATTTCAATGGATCGCCAAGGTGGATCCGTTGATCTTGCTGAAAATATTGATCAATATTTAAATTTTGAGAATTTCAAGGAAACATCTTACCTTGATGGATCTACAACGCTTACAAATAGCATTGAATATTATACTGATGAAATTGAGGTTGCTTCTACTGCTGCTTGGCCCCAATCTTATGGTTTATTAAAGATTGGTAATGAAATCATTACATATACCAGCAAAGATGCTACTAAGTTCTATGGTTGTGTTCGTGGTTTCAGCGGCGTAGAGTCTTTACATAAGACAAACTATCCTGAATATCTTGTATTTAAAGAAACTGAGGCAACATCTCACGTTGCTAACGATACCGTTTATAATCTAAGCAATCTTTTCCTAGTAGAGTTTTGGAAAAAAATTAAGTACCAATTTTTACCTGGATTTGAGGATAGATCACTAGCAGATGGTCTTGATAAAGGTAAGTTTCTAACTTTTGCTAGAGATTTTTACAAATCCAAAGGATCCGATGAATCTATCAAGATTCTTTTCAAGGTTCTTTATGGTGAACCAAACGCAGAAATCATAAAACCACAAGATTATCTAATCAAACCATCAAATGCTGACTGGTTAGTAACAAAAAATCTTATTGTTCAGCAAATTAGTGGTGATGCTTCAACTATCAAAGGACAGGCATTATTCCAAGATTCACCACAAGCATCTAGTTATGTTTATGATAGTCAAATTGTAAATCTTGAAGGTGGTGGATATTACCAAATTAAATTGAGTTTAGAATCTACTGTTGGAGATTTTTCTGTATGTCCTAGCACAAAGACTACAGACTCTGTAGATTTAACTTCATCTACAATTACTGTTGATTCTACTATTGGTTTTGCAGAGGCTGGTGAACTTTACATTAATAGTGGTATTGTAACTTATACTTCTAAGAGCAGCACGCAATTCTTCAATTGCATTGGTCTAACTACTAGTATTGATGCATATGCAGACATTTTCCAAAACAGTTTTGCATATTCTTATGAAAATGGAGACACTACAAAGCCTGTATATCTTCGTATAACTGCACAATTAGATAAAAACGTAACTTTAGCTGAAAATACAAAGTATCTTTCTGTTGGTGATGAAATTAAAGTAAAAACTCTTGGTGAGGAAGTAATCCCTGGCACTTATAATCAGAAATTCGATTCATGGATCTATAATTTATCATATGAAATTGATGTTCAGCCAAGAGAATTTGGCGTAGAATCAACAACTTCACCAGCAATCATTAATACAAAGCAATCTCATGGCTTTAATATATCTGATAGTATAACATTAATTGATCAACAAAGTCAAGCACAGATTGCTGGTGAAGTAATCCAAGTAAACAGTACAGATTCGTTTACATTCAGTTTTTCTGGAACACTTTCCCAAACTTCATCATATGTTGCAAAAAGAAATATTAAATATGCCTCTGCTATAGATTCTACTTACCCAGAAATTAAAAAGTTTGTAGCAGACGTTCAAAATACTTATATCGATAAGAAAAAAGAAAATTTATATGTAACTTCTACTGGATTACCTTCATATACAGTAACTTCAGGTTCTAGTGTATTATCCAGAAAAAAATATTTTAGTATTGGCGCAGGAACTACTGACGTAATTAATATTACAAATCATGGTTTTTATTCTGGGGATAAAGTAGTTTTCAATCCAAATGGAAATCCTGTCAGCGGAATTTCAACTGGAGTATATTTTGTAAGTAAAATTGATATTAATACTTTTAAATTAGCATTTAGCCCTTCAAGAATTTTTATTAATGATTTTATTTCATTCTCTGAAGGCAATGGTACTTCAAATTATATTGTTGCAGATTCTTCTCAAGATAATAGAACTTTAGGAAGTCAAAATCTTTTAAAGAGAATCCCAATCAATACAAAGAAAAAAAATCCAGGACAACCAATTCAAACAGGACCTGTTGGCATATTATTGAATGGTGTGGAGATTATTTCTAATAAGTTCTCCGATTCCGTATTTTATGGTCAAGTTGAATCTATTGATGTATTGAACAGTGGTAGGAACTATGATGTAATTAATCCACCACAATTACTCATATCAGATTCTGTAGGATCTGGTGCAACTGGAAATGTATATGTATCAGGTTCTTTTAAAGATATTGTTGTAACGAATCCAGGTTATGATTACAAAACAGCTCCATCAATCGTTATAACTGGTGGTAATGGCTCTGGTGCAACTGCAGAAGCAAAAATGCGTTCTGTACTAACATCAATTAAATTTGATGCTACTGCTGGTGTTAATACTACATCTAATACTATTGGTTTTGGAACATATCACAATCTTGTAAACGGTGAAGAGATTGTATATAAAACTTTAGGTAATACTGGTTTAGGTATTGGAACTACTGGAAATAATAATACCACTGGATTCTTAGTTAATGGATCTAAGTATTATGTAATTGCAAATACTGAATCATCAATTTCTCTTGCTGAAAGAAAAAATGATGCTCTTGCAGGAATTAATACCATAAATTTGACCAGAGCAGCATCTGGAACTCATCAAATAGTAGCTACAAATATAAGAAAAGTAATTGATAGAATTGTAATTACCAATCCTGGTGAAAAATATAGAAATAAAAAAATTGATATTCTTTCACAAGCATATCCACCATTAGATTACAAAGAAATTAATACTGCTATTGTTGGTATTAACACTCTCAATAATTATGTTTTTGCCAAAAATCATGGCTTTGAATCTGGAGACATTATTGAGTATTCAACAAATGGTACTCCAATAACAGGTTTGTCAACAAATATTCAATACAAAGCGATAAAATTAGATTCAGATCGTTTCAGATTAGCCTCGGTTGGAATTGGATCTACATTTAATTCTGAAAATTATAAGAGAAATATCTATGCACATCTAGATGATTATGGTGTTGGAACTCATACATTTAAGTATCCAGCAATTCAAATTTCAATTTCTGGTGTACCAAATCTACCAAATATCAGTGGTTTTGCAACTGATTCAGTATCTAAATTCAACACATCTCAAGCAACTGCTATTCCTGTAGTAACTGGTAGTATTGATGGTGTATTTATTACCCAAGGGGGAATTAGTTACGGTTCTGCAAATATTCTAAACTTTGATAGAAAGCCTACAACAGTCATTTCTAGCGGCTCTGGTGCCGTTGTATCTCCAATTGTAGTCAATGGTGGCATTGATCAGGTATACGTCCTTAATGGCGGTTCTGGATATGTCTCAGCACCTACAATTACTGTTAGTGGAATAGGAAGTTACGCTAAACTATTGCCAAAAGTGGTCAATGGTGAAATCGTATCTGTAACTGTATTAGATTCTGGAATTGGTTATACAAAAGAAACCACAGAATTGACAATTTCTACAAAAGGTAGTGGTTGTATTTTATCACCTAATGTTCAAAAATGGAATGTTGATACTTATAAAAAGCATGAAAGTATTTTAACTAATCCAAATAATAAAGATGATCTGATCATTATTGAGCCATTTAATAAAAACAATACTGATAATCAAGCAGTCTCCGTAATCGCTCCTAGAATTTTAAGGTACTATTTGGGTGATAATGTTAATTCATCTTTAGTTGAAGTTGGAATTAACACATCACACTCACC